CGCTATTACATTCCTTATCCCCCAGTAACGCTTCTATCCTGACCGCTGGTGGTGGTGAATCCCCAATCAGAACGATTGGAACTGAAAAAACAAAAAGGGTTTTAGGGGTAGCTTTGTGCTGATACGGCTTAAGAAATGCCTCTTTATCATTTCCTAAACCCACAAAACCACCTCTAAAACCCTATTCATCGAGTGTATCAGTCCTCAATGTTTAAAAATATATCACATATTTTTTAATTCAGGCCACACGACCCACCAATTGTCAGGAAACAACGTTTTTCTAGTTACTAATCCATGACTTTCGCGTTCAATGGTTGCGGCCATTAAAGTTAATGGACCCATAGGAATAGCATCCTTGTTGCGCCATTGACACACCGCTTGAACGCTTACGCCACATAGCTTTGCGACCTTTGCTGGCTTTCCTAACAAGTCAATTAATTCTGCATTAGTCATTTATTTTCCTAAAATTGCTAAATATTACTTTACAAAAACTAAATTTTACTTTACATTTGTCAGTACGGCAATGTCGCCGTGATGAATAAGGAAATAAAAATGCAAAACGAATTAAGCCAGCTAATGTTGGAACATGAAGAATTCCTAGAAAAAGCTTTAGATGACATGGAATTTAGTAATGAATTCCTGACCCAAGAACAAGTTGATTGCATCCGTCAAGCTTGTGGCAAACCAAAACACAATGTAGTGCTTAAAGAGTTATTTGATGACTTTGGCGGTATTTTTGGCAATTCTTTGGCTAACTTTCCATCAATTAGGGGTGCAAAATGAACTTAATGACCCAACTTGTTAACGTTACGCCAGCAATGGCAAAAACAATGCTTGAATCAAATACTGACAATCGCAATAAACGTGGTTGGTGGGTATCAGGTCTTGCAAACATGATGAAGCGCGGTGAATGGATTACAACTCACCAAGGCGTTGCATTTGATGAATCAGGAAAGCTTATTGATGGCCAGCATCGTTTAGAAGCGATTGTTGAAGCTGACATGACTATTCCTATGCTTGTGGTTACTGGCGTTTCTAATGAAGCTTATAAAGTACTAGATAACGGTATTAAACGTACCTTGTCTGACCTTACTGGTTTAACTACTAGAACCGCAGAAGTTTGCCGTATTTTTGCTAGATTAAATTATGGTGGAAATTCAATTACAAGCGCAGAACAATGCCTTGAAATTTACAATTCCGGCGTTGGTGAAGTTGCTGATAATTTAGTCGAATATTGCGGAAAACAACTTAAAGTTTATTCATCAGCACCACTTAGAACTGCCGCAATTTCTTTAATTCTCGATGGGTACAATCAACAATACATTAAAGATTTGTACTTAAATTTATGCCATCAAAACTTTAATGAATTGCCAAACATTGCCCAAGCTTTTATTCGTCAAGTAACAGATAACAAAGTTAACGCAAACAACAAAACAGATTTATTAGCACGTGGTTTAAAAGTATTTAATCCTGAATTTAAGGATTTAACAAGGCTTCAAATTAGTGAATCAGAAGGTGCGGCCGCTAATGCTTATTGTCGTACCGTGGTAAGAAATTTATTAACAAAGGAAAAAAAATGATAATTGCAAAAAGAAACAGTAGCGGCACCGGCGACTTTAAATTACCGCCACCAGGTAGCTTTCTAGCCCGTCTATATCGCATTATTGACCTTGGCACCCAAACAACTGAATGGATGGGTAAAAAGAAAATGCAACGCAAAGTATTGTGTATGTTTGAGTTGCACGGGGAAGATAACGATGGCAATCCGTTAGTTATGGATGACGGAAAACCAATGGTCGTTTCAAAGCGTTATACGCTATCCCTAGACGAAAAAGCCACGTTGCTAAAGGATTTACAAGCTTGGCGCGGCAAAGAGTTCACACAAGAAGAATTAGACGGTTTTAGCCTAGAAGTATTGCTGGGCAAATTCTGTATGGTTTCGATTACCCATAGCGAATACCAAGATAAGATTTACGCCAATATTGCCAGCATCAGCCAGGTGCCAGCCGCATTGAAAAAGCTTGGTGAACCCGTTGGTGTCAATGAAACTTTAATGTTTTCTATTGACCCGTGGGATAGAGAAAAGTTTGATAAGTTATCACAAGGGTTGCAAGATTTAATTAAAAAATCTGCTGAATACCGGAACACCTTTGATACTGCGCCAGCTAAACAAGGTGCAACAATTGAAGATGACAATTTTGACGATATTCCATTTTAAGGATTAATATGAAATGCGCTGAATGTAAACATTTTGCTGGCCAGCCGGGCGACCGGTATGGCTTGTGCAGAAGATACCCAAAAAATGAAAACAAATCACAAGAAGATTTGTGTGGTGAGTTTTCATTAAAAATTTTTCCACAAAAAGAAGTTGAAGTTGAAGTTGAATTTATTCGTGAATACGATATAACTACTGACGAATTCAAACCTAAACGTGGAAGAAAACCTAAAAATGTTAGTTAAGGAACGCACAAGTGAAAGTGGGCATTGGTATGACCGGCAAGGCAATCCAGCCTATACAACCATTGGAAAAAACGGCAAAGAACGCGGCACGACCTTACGGGATGCCCGTACCCTCAATCTATGTCCATCTGTCACAACAATACTTGGAGTTGCGGCAAAGCCAGGACTTGATACTTGGAAACAACAACAAGTCTTATTAAGCGCGCTGACATTACCAAAGTCTGAAGGGGAATCGGAAGAATCATGGCTTGAAAGGGTCATGATGGATTCCAAGCAAACTGGTCGTATTGCCGCGGAACGTGGTACGGCCATCCATGCGACCATACAGGCGTTCTTTGAAGGTGAATTAGTACCTGAAGCTATGCCAATCTGTCGGCCGGTAGAACAGGCCATTAAAGACCATTTTGGGGAACAACTTTGGTTGCCGGAATTAAGCTTTGCACATCCTATGGGTTTTGGTGGCAAATCAGATTTGACGGCCAAAGCAAAGCATGATTTTGCTGGTATTTCTATTGACGTCAAAACCAAAGAAACTACGGATATTTCTAAAGTTGACGTTTATCCGGAACACGGTATGCAATTAGCCGCTTATCGCCAAGGTTTTAATATGCCAGCCGCCAGGTGCGCCAATGTGTTTGTAGGCTACAAAATGGTTGAAGGCACTATTGTTTTTACTGGCGTTAAGGTTATTGAACATACCGCAGAAGATTTAGACCGCTATTGGTTAATGTTTACTAAACTGTTAGAGTTTTGGCAGTTAAAGAACAACCATAAATAGGGCGGTTAACGGGGCGTTGAAGGATGCAACAAGGTGGGGCTTTTCCCCGTTTCGACCCACCAGCTATCAGTTGCCAAATTCACGCCCTACTCTGTTGCAGATTTACAACTAAGGGTATGTCCTAATAAAATATCGCTTTACAAGTGAAGTTTACTTTAGTAAATTACTAATACGGCAACGGTGCCGTGATTAAACAAAGGAAAAAATCATGAAAGCAATCGACATTCAGTTAAGCAAAGTTGACCAGTTGGGTATGTTGTTGGCCCAAATCGCTGACTTGGAAAAACAAGCAGATGCACTCAAAAACGAACTTAAACAAAACGAAGGCCACATTGAAGGCAATTTGTTTAAAGCTTGCGTTACCCTTTCACAACGCGCTACCGTTGATAACAAAGCAGTATTCGCAGAAGCCAATGTGCCAGCAGAATTGATTGCCAAGCACACAAAAACTACTGCCGTAATCACTTTAAAAGTTACATCCAAATAATCTAGGACGGGCCGTTGACACTATTCGGCAACGGCTATACGAAGCGACTGTTATACAAAAAGACCTCGGCCCGTCACCCAATTAAGGAAAACAAATGAAAGACTTTATATTAGGCGGTTTATTAGGGGCGGCAATAGCCGTATTTTTAGTAATTGTTTATGGCTTTAGGATTGGGGTATATCACTTATGAAAGCCGCTAAAAACGTGTTTGAAACGTGGTATGAAGCAAATTATGACCATAAACCCGGTGAAGATGATATAAAAGAACTGTTTAGAGAAGCTTTTGAAGCTGGAATGGTGTCAGGTTTGGCTTTTATGCAAACCCATGCTGATAAATTAATGGACGATTACAAAGGATTCCAAGATGAATGAACATATTTGGACGGCCGCTGGCACGGATATAACAATTAGATGGCGTTTGGCTGGCTGGTTGCCACCGTCAGAACTTCAAGAATACCGTGATAAATGGAAATATTATCAAAACCTACCATTACGGCAATTGGACGACCAGGCTAAAGAACAATACGAACAAGTATTGCGTAAAGCTAAAGTCGCCCGTATTCGTTAATATTTACGCATATTAGGTAAGGGCGCATCTTTTTGATTAGCGCCTTTACTTTCAGGCTTATGAGCTTTTTCCATAGGCAAAGCAATATGTTTATTAAGCTTTTCTTTTAGCCTGGTTAACTCATGCTCTGTATGTTTTTCATGCTCACGCAAAACAACATAATGACCTTTTGGTGTGCTTGCTAATTTACCTTTTACTTCAAAATTTGTAGCCATTTTTTATCCTTCCAAGATTTGTAATGCTTTAGTAATTTTAGCAATTCTGTCGTCTAAACCCAACACACCGCCGTTAATTTTTCGAGTAATTTCTTCCCAACCTGACACATCAGCCGTGGCGTTTAGGCCACGTTTATTCCAAAACCATCCAGCAGATAGCATAGCGTTCATTGGCTCTAATAATAGGTCAGGATTGTCCATTAAAGGCAGTTTAAGGGCTTGTCCACAAAATACATAGTTATCCTTACCGGTTAGCTGAATAACGCCCCTACCGTGGTATTTCCAGCCGTCACCATCTTCTGTATTGCCCATACGTCCGGCATAAACTTTATTGGCTATTGCCTGGGGATTGTTGTCGTACTTTTCAGCAGTATTGGCATCAGGAAACCTAGAAGGCCATACACGCATTAAAGCGCCGGCGTTGTAATGAAGATTTTCTTCTAGCGTTTTAAAATTGCCGGATTCATGTTGACATTGACCAATAAAGCCAGCTTGACGTTTTGGGGTATTAATTTCGTATTTATCAAACGTAGTATTTAATGGCTCTAACCATTTTTCGTCAATACCTAAAGCAATTAGCTGGTCATTCGTCATCGCTATTACCAATCTTTATGCCAGTAATAAGACCAATAAAACCACCAACAATAGTTTGAAATGCTGGGCCAATAATTTGAAATACTTTTTCATCGTCAACGTTTGGGTCAATTACTGCAAAAGCAAACATAGCTAACATAGCCACTACAACACAAACTAATGACCATGCGGCAATCGTCAGAATATGTTCCTTGTTGTTCATTTTGAAGCAACTCCCTGAATCTTTTCAAAAGTACGTAAACCGCCCATACCAAGCATACCCATCATGAGTTGCCATAAATTGTCATCAAGGCCAGGCAAAGGGGGAATAGTAACGCCAAGAACACCCGCTACGGTGCCAGCAAGGGGTCTAAATAAGTATTGGTAGGCCAATGCTAGGGCGCATACCCAACCGATTGCTGGGCGCCATCCTGACACGAATACGGATGAATTTGTGGCTTCCGCTTTATTAATATCAGTTTGTGCAGTCATTGTGGCCAAATCGCCACTTTGTTGAAGTGCCAATAACTTTAATTTGGCATCGGCCGCTTGTGCTGGGTCCGGAAAGAAATGGTCAATTAGTTTGCCGCCAAGGTCAAGTGCGGCTGAAATAGGGTCTAAAGACATGATGTTTTCCTTATGCTAAACATATTAGTAAGTTCCCATAATTAAAATTCCCGCAATAAGCCAAATACACAATGCTGTAAAAAACCATAGCCATCTTTCGTTCATTTAATACCCCAGGTCAAATACCAGGCAATTAAAGCCGCTACTGCAAAACAAATAAATTGAATTCTACGCACTTCTTTAAGGTCATGCTGATATTCTTCGTTTGCTTTGCGTTCCATATTTTCAATATCCAACTTAATTCTTAATACTGCATCCCATTCTTTAGCGCCGTACTTCTTAACAAAGTCTATTTTTAACTTTGCTTCTTGGTCGCTAATTTGCTTCTTTTTATTCCAATCTTCCAATGCTTTTATTAATGCCGTTTGTTTTTTATGTTCTGCTTCCCGTGCCGCCCTACGTCTTTCATTTGCCTTGCGTTGCGCTACGTCTATACCGTCTTGCTGAACACTTTCAATACTTTTAGATAAACCTTTAGCCGCTTCCCGGCTTGCATCAAGACTACCGGAAAGAGTTTTTACTCCTTCTGTTATTCCAAACGGGTCTGACATTAAACACTTTCTTATACCGTCCTTATTTGCTACTTAAATAATGTCCAATAAAACCAACACAAGAACTTATTCCGGAAATAAACATCATTCCCATCCAAAATCCACCGCGGCCTTTATTGGCCATAGCAACCAATTGTTCTATTGAACTTTCCATTTTGTCTATTTTTTTAGACATTTCATCAAATTTTTCTTCATAGCTTTCTACTTTCTGCCATAAAACGCCATACTTAACAGGGTCAATTTCAAACATAGTCATTTCCATTATGTTTTCATGATGTACGCTAATGCGTAGTATGGTGGAAGATTAGCATTTGTACCGCTTGTACCAGCAGAAGCTAAAGTAATACCTGTTGTATTGGATGCAATATATCCGGATACTGCAATAGCAGTTTGTGAACTTCTTGTTGTAGTTGCAGATGTAAGAGTTACAGAACCTTCAGATAAAAAAGCATTATGTGTATGTCCTGGGTCTGTAAGGGTATGATTATGACTTACAACAATAGCATCAGCAGAACCGCCTGTTTGACCAACTGAATAATTATTACCGGCGGCAATAACAAAACGGTCACGCAAATCCGGCGTTGAATTTGTACCATCGCAAATTACATATCCTGAAGGAATAGAACCAATACTTCCTGACCATAAAATAATTGCACCGCTTGGCAATGTTGGGGCGCTTGAAGGAGCATTTTGCAAAATTGGATATAAATTATCTAAAGTTTGCAATGTAGAACCGCCGGATGTTTGAATTACAAGCTTATAGCTATATCCAGTTTGCATCCAAATTTCATTGCTTGGGCGGCCGCTAGAATCCAAAACAATAGGATTAGCATTAGCAACCGTACCGTTAACCGTTGTATAAGTAGTCAACAAAGTGCTAGAACCAGCTTGGTATTGATAAATCAATCCACCGGCCAATGGCACACCGTTGTTATCAAAAAATTGTTGGCCGTTACCAACTGGGGATAAAAGTACGCTTGCCATAATTATTTCCTAGAAGTTATTTCACTTAATTTTGTTTTTGCGGCTTGTTTGGCTTCAACTGCTTTTCTAGCAACTTGGCCACCTTTATACATTAATTCGCCCATTACACGTGGGCTTTGGAATGGAAGTGCCAACCCTGATAATGGCGTTAAATCACCTGAGAAAACACGACCACCAGTATATAAAGCGTTCATTCCTAATGCTGGACCAGCTAAACCGGATGGGTGCCATTCTTTTAATGATTGACCAGCTAATGCTTCCATTAAGTTTTTATTGCCTGATTCTTCCAATTGACGTGTTAATTCACGTCTAAATTCATTACCCATAGTGGATGTTGGACCCATCATGGTTTTAAGGCGGCGCAATGTAAGGTCAACAGAAGCTTTTGGACCAAGACCTAAAGATTTCTCAATTTCACGTTCGGTATTTAAAGCTTCTTGATATTCAGCCATTGTTTTTTCGTAATTTGGGTCTTGTTTAACAATGGTATCTTTTACGGCATTACGAGTATTTGTCATGATACGTTTAGCATTTGCCGTCATGTCATTTGAATAAGTATCATCAATAAGTTGTTTTAAATCATCTAAATTGCCAGCAGTATGAAGTTCGGGTTTGCTTTCCCATTCGTCCAAAATTTTTTTAATTTCGTTAACTTTGGACATTGTTTTTTCAGTAACTTTTGGAGTTTCAACACCAAGATTTTTAGATTTTAAAGATTCAAGTGTTTCATCAAAAGCTTTACGTATTGGTTTAAAGTCCAAAAATACTTGATTGTCTTTGGTAGTTGCAATACCTTGTTTATAAGCTTCGCTACGTGCATGACGTGTGTTTTCCAAAGCAGAACGGAATTGTTCAACCAAATCAGCCGGCGACCTATTGCCGCGCATATTTTCAGCAAGTTCTGAAACTGTACGTGGATTGGCATAACCTGAACGTGCGGCTTCACGCAATACTTCACCGCTTTTATCAATAGGAATACCCATTACATCAGTTGCAATATTTCCAATGGTTCCGGCTTTTACATTTCGGCCAACTGCACCACCAATGCTAGATATTGCATTGCCAGTTTTTTCAGCAGTTTTTGCAACCATGCTACCTAATGGTGTTCTGACTGCAAATTCAGGGTCATAGATTGCGCCTTTAAGCGTTTCGCCAGCAAAACGTCCAGGATTCTCATAAATATTTTTGGCAATATTAGAAATAGATTCACCAGGATGTTCTGCAAAAGATTTAAGGCCTTGTTTAGCAGATTCGTATTTTGCAAGCAAATTGGCTTCAGCTTCTTTTTTCATAGCTTCATCGCCAATTATCGGCATACTGCCAGCGGTATAAGCTATTATCGGTGCGGCTAAACTTTTTTGTTTCCAATCTTCCATTGACATTTCATGCAATGGTTTTTTAAATTCTTCAAGCCAATTTTTAGGTTTTTCGTAATTTTGGTCAATAAACTTTAATCCTGAATTTTCAATGTCATTATCGGTATTTGGTTCTACATTAGATTCGTATGGCAAATCAGGGTTAATTTGTACGTGAACTGGGTCTTTAGCACCAAATGGACGATGTAAGCCTACTTGTGCCAATAATGAATCAGGGACACGTGGATGAATGTCAATTGCATCGCCTTTTTCATGGCGGCTTGTACCTGGTTCAGCTACTAAATTAGGGTTTTTTAAACGGTTCTTATATTCTTCACGTTGTTGTTCTAGGGTTCTGTAACCGCTAGTAATAGGCAAATCTTCGCCTTTAGGATTTAATTCTTTATTGCTTTTCCAAAGGTCTTTAAGTTGATTTACTCGGTCAAGTAAATCCGGTTGTAGATTTTCAGTATCAACCGGCGCTTTAGTATTAGATATTGGTTTTGCATTGTCATAAATGCTTGGCGCACCTACGCTTACACTAACTGAAGGTATGGTATCAACACCTAAAAACTTTAAACCAGGATTATCAATATCGTCTGACATTATCTAAACTTTCCTTGTTCTAAAGCATGAAGATTATCCCATTTACGATTAAATTCGTCACGTTGGTTTTTAGGAACAGTAGCGTAAATTTCGTTTGCTTTAATTTTTGCTTCAGGCGAATTAGAAGCGGCTAAAGCTTCAATTTGAGCCATACGAACGTCATAGTTATCAACCCAAGCAGATTTAAATTTTTCTGCTTGAATGTAGCCATTGATACCACGTTTTTCAATAAGTTTGTTGTAGGCGCTATTAAACATAGTAGCGGCCTTAACAGTAGCATCTGCACGGGAAACAATATCAGTTAATGCTTGTGCGGTTAAATCATCGCTACCATTAATAACTTTGGCATCTGCACGGGATTGGTCAGTTTTAGCAGTTCCCATAACTTCAGAAGCCGCGGCCATACGTGCAATGTTTTTATTCAACATTTCTTGTGTTGCATTGCCAATAATGTATTTTCCACCTTGACGTAACAATTGACCTGGGCGGTTTCCTGAAGCGGCAGAAATATTTTCTATAACGCCACGTGTATTAGCTTCTTGTTCTTTAGCGGCAGAAGCAAGTGCATTGCTTTCTTTAAGCAAGTTTTTACCGTTATCCAAAGCTTCTTTTTGCTCTGTTGTGTAGTTTGCAAGGGCTGGATTGCCTTTGTAATCAAGATATTGGTCATACTTAATAAGGTCACGGTCTTTAGCACTTGGTTTAGGCGCTTCAGTTGTGCCGCCACCACCAACGGCATTTTGACCGCCACCAAATTCAACCGGAGTAATTTTAGGTTGTTCGCCGGTCATAGAAGGTTGACGTACAACTGGGCGTTGTGCGCCACCAATAGTAGCGGTTTCAGCTTTAGGTGCAAATTGGTCAATTAACTGTGTTGGTGTTAATGATTCATTACGTGCTTTTAACAAGGACTGTGGGTCAACTGGATGGTCTGACGGATAAGCTTTCCAACCTTTAATTTGACCATCTGCCGCTTTTGTTAATTGTGGATAGTATTGTTTTAAAGTTTCCAAAGAATTGATAATGTCTGTTGGGTTAACTTTTTGGCCATTTGCGGCCATTTGTCCATAAGAACCATAAACGGAAGCAAAAGGCTTTCTATTGCTTTCTGAAAGTTCATTTAAAGCTTTATTGGTTTCAATATGGTTTTTAGTTAAGGTAATGATTTTGTCTGCATATTCAGGACCGGACATTGGGGCTACTGAAATTAATGCTGGAACTTGTTCCAAATCAAAAGAACCATCAGGAAGCTTATTTGCTGGGTCTTTTGCCCATTGCTGAATAATTGGCATTTCTTTGGTTTTTTGTTCTGCCATTTGCGCTTGACGTTGTGCAATAGCAGTTTCGGCCGAATAAAGGCCTACTTTCATCATATCCCCAAGGGTCATTTGATTAGTATTTTTTGGGTTTAAATCCGCAGTAAATTCAGCCATAATTGTTTCCTATTAGCCCGGTGGAGTTGGCGCGTTCATTTTGTTTAAGCCATACAACATAGCGTAATTGCTAATACCGCTTAAACCATTTGCATAAGCATTAGCAGAACCCATAGTTGCAGAAGCTTGAGCATTACCGATGCTAGATAACATATTAGATACGTTAGAAGCAGTTCCAGTACCAGCATTTGATACTGTACCAAGGGCGTTCATGCCTACGTTATTAGCGTTAAATATGTTGCTGGCAACGTTTTGACGATTTGCTTGGTAGTTACTATATGCGTTTTGCAATTGATTTCCGGCATAATCTTGGGCAAATTGTTGGCCACCTTGAATAGCATTGCCGCTTACTGCGCCACCACCGGCATTTAAACCGGCATTAAATTGACCCAATCCTTGCGTTAATCCAAATTTATAATTTGGCATCAAACTGGTCAAATCATTCATTGTTGGCTGGGCAGTTAAATAACCGCTACCAGTTTGAATATTTCCGTTGGCATCTGTATATTGGCCAGGCAACATAGCATTTAAACCATAATTGGCTTGTGTGCCAGTATTCATATATGGTTGTGCCATTCCTTTAATATCATTGTAAATGCCTTGGCTATAATTAATGCCTTGATTAGCGGCATTAGCATATTGACTAGCGGCATTTCCAGCGGCTTGTGACTGCATATAAGCAGAACCAAGCATGGCACCGCCAATGACTGTTCCAGCTATTACTGTGCTTGATACACCGGCTGACATGGAAGTTCCCCTCTTAAATTAATACCAAAATTAACGCGAACCATAGAACGGTAATCTAACAATAATTCCTCATTTTGATAAATATCTTTACAAGCAATCGCATAAATATCATCGCCAATTTTTACTGGCATAAGATTCTGTTTATGCGAATGATTGATATATCTACCGCCTGGTGTTCGTTTTCCGTCTAATCTACATGGGCAAACTACATCCCACATTTTAAAACTTTTTGTTGCAAATAAACCTTTACCATGAATTTTGGATGGCCGTAATTCTGTTGCATATTCAATTGGCATTTCCATCAAATCATGTTTGATTAATACTATTTTATCAATTTCTTCTTGATTTAGGCCTAATTCTTTACAAAAAAGCTTGTAATCTTCATGAACTTCTTTAATTTCTTTTTTAAGTCTATTATCTTGTAATCCACATTCAGGAACAACAAACAAACGTTCTTCCAATACGTCTAAATCTTGGCAATTGTCAGGGTTTTCATAAACATCAATCCAAACAACTTCTTCATCAAATACACGGCCTACACGTTGGGCGCCAGGCTTTGATTCAAACTGCATTGGAGCAGTCAATATTTTGACTGAATCTTCTACGTTTACCGCAATAGTGCCTTTTTCTAGGCGAACGGTGTAGCCTGTTTTATGTTCTGCGCCAGTTAATACAGTCCATGCCGGAATAGTTATTTTGCGTTCATAAAACCCTGGATAAAAGGTATGCTCCGTCACAATGTCCGATTGGGGCATTTTTAACAGTTCGTTTTGCAAATTTTCTATTTGCGACTTAACTGATAACTGTTTAGAAGGTTTTACGTAAACTAGGTTCATGGATTGTAATAAGGCACTTTAAAAGATTGACCATTGACAGTTACATTAATAAATCCTACTGGGTTTGAAGGCAATGTTGCAGAACCTTTTGTAGCCGTTGTAGCTGAAGAAAAGTTTAGCAGATTTAAAAAATATTGTTGCCAAGCACGGGTAGGTCGCTTGGTTTGTTCATCCATAATTGGGGATTGTGGATAAGGATTATTTTGACTGCTAGTCCAAATTCCATTATTACTGGCCATTAGTTGCTCCCAGCACTAGCTTTAAGGTTAGCGGCAATGATTACCGCATTAATTGGGTCGGTAACAACAACTTCAAATACACGGTCACGCGCCCAACCCATTCTGCGCCAAATAGCACGGTTTTTATAAGCGCCTTGGGTACCAATAGAAGTCCAATGCTCATTTGACCATGTAGAACCGCCATCATCTGACCAGCGAAGCATGGCTTGTGGATTTTCATTGGCAGTTAAGCCGTTAGAAAGGCCTACGCCTGGTTGGAAATAAATTTGCAATTCATCAAAATATTGACGTTGATAATCACTAACCATGTGTGGCGCACGGCGAATACGGCGCACTTCATTGCCATTGTCGGTGTAATTTTTTTTATCTAATTGATAAACAAGTCCATTTGCATAATCACCAACCAAGTTCATATTTTGAAAATTAGCTTGGCAATTACCACGATGACGATGAAATACGTTCTGATTGTCAACAGATAACCATTTATGCCACATTCCAGTTGCAATGTCATATGCCCAAGTTAAATCAATTGTTGGAAAGCTAACAACGTAAACTTCATGGCCTTCTAATTGATACGTCCAAGCACGTGCATCAGATATATATTGGTCAACCAATGTATTTTCTACGGCATGGGTGCTAATACGAGTTGGTGTATAGCCGTTCATCATCATAATTTGGGCTTGGCCACGAATATTACGGCTTACGTAAGCAAATGAATTACCTAATCTTGCAACGCTAAATTTGGCGGCAATACCATGCTGGGTATTGGTTCCTGGAATCCGTTGAAATGGAAAAGGAAATAATCCAGCATCAATCCATACTTCGCTAGACGTTTCACCTAATAAATAGACTTCCCTGTGGTCCACAATAATTGACACTAAATTGTCAGGTGCGCCATCTTTTGAACTAAAGCTTAATTGTGGACTTATTGGGGAAAGAATCCCTGAAGCACCCCATTGTTGGGTATTTGGCCTGTTATATACAAAATAGTTATCAACAATGTCAACAACATCCGCACCACTAAAGCCGCCATCAGAAGATGGCAAAACGCTAAAGTTAAGCGCATACAAAGTTTCTGAACCAACGGTTTGTGTTCCATTGACAACATAGCTTCCAGTTCCCCCTGTACCAGTACCAAAAGTTAAAGTAAGGGTTAACCCTGTACCATTACCGCTAGTTGTGGTTGTTGCTGGTGTTCCAGGTTGGACGGTATAAACGCCATAACTTACTGGTGTTAATCCAGTTACTACTCCAGCCGCTACTGTTGCTACTGTATAAGTTGCTTGTTGACTGTATATGCCGCCAACGACTGTAACGGTGTCACCTACGGCATAACCAGTACCGCCTGACGTAATGCTATAACTAATGGCCGCAGAACCGCCTAAAGCCGTAATAATCGTTCCAGCAGTTACTCCTGAACCTTGAATAGTTTGTCCTGGATATAAAGTGCCATTAGCAACGGCAGTAACAGTTAAAACATTACCGGAAATAGAGCCAGTTATTTTGGCGGCCACCGCAGAAGAATTGAATACTTCAGAAGCTTCGGTTTGGCTAATGTTAATTGTATAAGTACCAGTACCGCCTGTACCGGTGCCAAGAGCAGTAATAATAGTTTCAGGGGTTACGCCAATTCCAAATAATTGTTGGCCAGCGGCAATAGTGCCTGATTTCATTAAAGTTACAGTAAGAGTTGTTCCTGATACTGAACCTACAAATTGGGCAGAAGATGGATTAGAAATGCGCCATGTATAACGGTAAGAACCGTCTGTAATGTAAACGTTTTGACCATTATCAGTAATTCCAACCATGCCCGAATTAGAATTAAGTGTTCCAACAAGGTTTGGAGTAAGGCTGGAATTTAATACGTAAACATATTGACCACAAACTATTACGCAATAATTACCGCCGGAAACAGTACGCATCCCACGAACTTCCGCAGAATTAAACATTTGGGCGGCAACAGTAAGTCCTGGCGTTGGGTAAAGTGCTACAACCCCGTTTTGACCTGGTTGTTTTAATGGGTCAATTTCAGGGTAAAAATTTATACATTCCTGTGCATCTTGGTAGATGGACGGGGCTTCGTATGATGGGCCAACAAATCCAAAATCCGGCATAAAGCCCCTTTTATCTTAAGAAACCGCCAGTTAATATCCATCCAGCATCTTTTTGACGTCCAACTAACAAAGCATCGCTAAATACAGAAGCTTGTATTGGGCGCATATTAGTGCGTTTTAATGTGGCTTTAGCTTGTGCAGAATATTTTCCAATCATGGCTAATGCCGCCGGGTCGTTTTTGCCGTACATTGGCATTAAACGTTCAGCAAGGCACCAACGCAAACATAATTCATAACCTTGTGGCAAAACAATATTGTCATAAGCGGTGGCATAACGTGTAAATAACGTATCTGCAAATATGTGCATTTCGCCCTGTGAAGGGTTTGGCCATACAAAAATGTTACCTAATGGGTCGGAAGGTTGGTAATACATTGCTTTTGGCCAAGGACCGGCTAAAGTCTTTAAACCAATCATTTCATAATTTTCAAGATTGAGTACGGCAACTGGGTAGTCAAGGCCCCCGTTAACAATAGGAGTGCCATTAGAATTAGTGTTAATCCGCACAAAGCTAGACTGAATAGCAAGAGGGCGCTGGTAGTAGCCATTAATGGATGTTGAACTAACTGTTTGAGAAATATTAACGGTGTATGTGCCATTGTCATTAACGTTGCCACCGGCACCCGTGCCAAACGCAGTAATCGTTGTACCATTTGCAATCCCCGTTCCAGCTAATGTTTGCCCTAGGGCTAATGCCCCTTGGGTTATACCAGTAACAGTTAAAACATTGCCTGTAATAGAACCAGTAAAGTTTGAACCAATTGTGCCGCCAGGGCCTATGGTGTATTGAATTTGACCTGGCGTAATAGGAAATATGATTTCAGTCTTATAGCTGACCATCATGGATTCATTAGACCATTGGTCAATCATGCCATTCATCATGTTTAAAGCATCTTGTACGGCTTCAGCAGTTGGAACTTCACCACCAGCCAAAGCGCCAATATCTTTTAATGCGCCTGAAATTATGTCAATTGGCTGGGTCATATTATTCCACCGTAAATGTATTAGCTAACCATGGAAAATCTACTTTTTTTGTAGATTCTATGGCTTTTAATTGATTTTCAATAGCTAATTTTATAAGATTTACATCATCCTTAATAGTGTCTTTTTCAATCCATTGAACCAAATCTGATTCAACAATATCTGCTAAAGATTTGTTTACTACACCAATTGAAAATTCATGATTTCCTTCTGATTCAACTGTATTTGTTCCATCAGTTCCAGTAAGCAAATATTTAACTTTTACTAAATTATCATTGTTAGCAAATAATTCTGTAAATTTCCATTTAAAGTTTGTCATACGCTAACCCAAGATTTTGTTGTTTCATCCCATTTATAGTTTTTGCCATCATCAGGGAAAGGTATTGGGGATTGCCACAACCAAGTAGGAGCAGAAATTACCCAAGATGGATAAGGTTGTGGAGCATAAAATACATCATTTTCAGCATTATATGTAAATCCTACTCCAGCATAATTTCCACGCAAAGCTACGCCACCATCAGGCGTTACTCCGTCAGCTTTATAATGAACGCCTCCCCAAGTATTGTATGAAGTTTGAATCCAATTTTGTTTATCAGGCAATGTATCAATATAGTCCTGTTCTGCAACAATAACTTGCTGAACAATGCCATTAACCACTTGTGCAAAATGACTCATGCCGTGTAACTCCCTGAAGCAGTAAATTTAAGAATAGTAACGCTACCAGTAGTTGTTACAGTTGGGCTTCCAGTTGTTGTTCCTGTGTAGTTTGCATTAGGAATAGCAATAATTACAATGCCTGAACCACCAGCTAAACCATTTTGGTTTCCAGCATTTATCCCATAAGTTCCACCGCCACCGCCACCAGTATTGGCAGTTCCAGCAGTTGAGCTTCCAGTTGCTGCGCCTATACCACCACCACCTAGACCGCCAGCATAAGTTGTGCCACCGCTACCAGCAGAACCTCCTCCACCGTAGTAAGCTCTAGTATAGTTTTCAAAAATTCCGTTGCCACCAACTGTTCCTTGACCAGCTTGACTTGCTCCACCACCACCGCCAGCGGTTCCAGCACCACCTGAAGCAGAACCACCACCAAAACCTTGTCCAGCAGTTCCAGTACCAGCACTAGCACCACCAGTACCAACTGGGTCCCCAGCACCACCACCTGAACCGCCATTAGCAGTTACGCTTACTGGCTGACCAGCACCGCCGCCTAAAGCAGTTAAACCTAATGCTACTGAATTTGAACCAACTCCACTTTTAGCGCCACCAGCACCAACAGTAATCGTATAAGTTGTTCCAATACTTAAAGGTAATGAACCAATAAATAAACCGCCAGCACCACCACCAGCAGAACAATATGCTCCTGTTCCAAGTGCATTACCACCACCGCCACCACCAGCAACAACTGTGTAGTTTGCTTGATAAGTTGAAGGAGTAGCGGCTGACCATGTAGGTGCGGCACTTGCGCCACCTGAAGTCAATACTTGACCAGCAGTTCCATAAGTAGCACCACCGATACCTAATTGACCTGAAGCACCAATACGGAATCTTTCAGTTCCATTGGTTGCAAATAATATTGGATAAGCACCAGTTGCCCAAAATAATGAAGCATAAGCAACACCACTAATTACACCACCAGTAGAATCATCCCTACCAATAAAAGTATTGCCGCCGGTATTTCCTATGATTGCATAAGTAGCATTTACACCCCTAGCAGTAGCAAGGAAGCCATTGTTAGCAGTTCCAGTAATTACTCCACTAAATGAAGCGGCTCCAGTTGCTAATCCAGTAGTTGTTAATATTCCAGTTGAAGGAACAAAACTATATTTTGTGGAAGAAGTAAATTCAGGTAAATTTCCAGTTGTATTTGTTTTCCAAACTGGATAAACAGTAGAAGCATTAGTTGTATCGTCTGTTGTGCCAGTATTTGTAGCATTAGTAGCGTTAGTAGCTGATGTTGCACTTGTTGCGCTTGTTGCGGTTGCCGCATTGCCGCTAATAGAACCAGTAATTGTATTTGCAAATGACCATACACCGCTAGAAGATACAGTTGCATTATCTGCGCCGCTATTTGTTACAAAACGAATAGAGTTGGCAGTAGTTGTTCCAATAGCTAAATCAGCAGTTGTAGAAGTCAAATACACCATGTTTGGTGCGCCAAAACTGTTTGTTCCAGCAGTTCCAGCCCATCCACTACTATTCATACCAAAGTCACCGTAATAGGTACTTGCAGTAGTATTGTTATTGCCTACAACAACGTCAGCAGAAGCCGTTGCACCAGTATTGGTGTTTTGAATTTCCATTTGAATGTAAGCATTTTGACTAGCTTGCATTGTCAAAATATGGTTGTTGTCGGTATAGCTTAATGTTCCATAGCTATATGCTCCAGTTGACGATGAACCGGAAGTTGTTCCGTTTGCAACAAAAGTTCCTGAAGTTACAGAAGTAGCAGATGCCGCGCCCAATATAGGCGTTACAAATGTTGGGCTTGTTGCTAGAGCAACTACGGAACCAGTACCGGTTGTGGAATAACTTGTACCCCATGCAGAACCAGTTGAATTAGCAATACCGGCGCCAGGATAAACCATGGTTGATGCGGCATTGATAGTAATTGCAGTTGAACCGTTATAAGTTGTTCCGCTACTAAAAGTAATGTTTGTACCAGCAGTTAAATTAGCTAAATTACCGCCTAACGCCACGCCTGAAATAGTGCTATTAGCTAGTTGTGCATTTGTAATTGTGCCGCTTAAAGCAGTAGTTGGAATAGTTGAAGAAGCCGTAAATGCGCCAGTACCATTGCCAATTAAATAACCAGTTAATGTAGTAGCACCAGTACCGCCATAAGCCACGCCAATTGTTCCAGCGTTCCATGTGCCAGCAGTTAACGTACCAACGCCTGTAATGCCTGTATATGAGCCTGTAATATAGCTAGAACCAATTGTTCCGCTAGTAATTTGATTGCCGTTAATAGCAATAGAAGTGTTTGTAACGCTTGAAACTTGACCGCTTGCATTTGTAGTAATTACTGGAACATTAGAAGCAGAACCATAAGTACCAGCAGTTCCTACTGGGGTAATGCTAAATTGAAATCCAGTAAGGGTTAATCCTGTTCCAGCAGTATAAGTTGCAGAAGTTGTAAATTGCGACCAGTTAACGGCGGTAACGCCTAATGTTCCACCTGGAATTGCCGTACAAAACCATGCAGAACCGGCTTGTGTTCCATATTCCACAAATGCTATGGCTGAAATTAATTCATTCCATGTATTTGCATCAGATGAACGTGTCCATGCGCCTGAAGCGGCAATATAAATACCATTATTAGCGGCAGTTGATTGATTTTTAACTATTACACGGTCGCCAGCAAGGGTTGTATAACCATCAATTGTCTGTAATCCCGATAATGTAATGTTTGTCAAAGTCGCACAAGCTACTGGTTGTTTCCAGCTAATGCCAGCGGCATAAGATTGCAACGCCAACAAGTTAACAATATCTGTTGCACCGCTTGGTTGTGTAGAAATCGTGCCGGTTGTTGTGCTAAAGCTAGTAAATGCGCCAGTTGACGGTGTAGTTGCTCCAATTGGACTTGAATCCAATGTGGAATTGGTAATGGTTAATCCTGATTGAACAGGGTTTGAAGTCGCATAAAACGGCTTACCTTGACCAATAAAAGTATTAAAACTGCCATCAACGTTGAAATACGCTTGAACTGGCAGTAAATTCTGTACCGCAGAATTTGATGGTGTAGTCATAC